ATTCAGTACTTCCATACCTTCATCTGTTTTGAAGAATGCAGCAAGCGCTGAATAAGGGTTTTCATCAAAAGGAACAGTCATGATCTTGCGTTTATTTTCGCCGTACATAAATGTTCTATTGTCACTTGATAATGTTAGCAATCCACGCTCTGTGGCTTTGATACCAATATTTCTTAGTTCCACGTTATCGTCATTGGCTAGCTCTAAGAACAAACCAGGTTGTTTACGCGCAAATATAAGTAAATCTCTTTTAAGTTCCTTAGAAGAGAGCTCAGATACCTTAGATCCGCTCTGGACACGCATTATTGCTTCAGCTTGGTCGATAGCCATGTCCTTAGCCGCATTAAGCGCTTCTAATTCCATTTCAATCCAATCAACCTCGTGCTCTGCAATTGCTTCTGGTTTGTATTCGCTAATTATGCCCGATATAACAAACGGATGCACTGCTAAAAACTTTTGCATTGCCACGTTCTCCTTCGGAACTCGTAAGATACCGTTTCTTAAAACAATACGCCCTAATGTTACTGTACCTTCCTGCTCGTCAACAAATGGAGAGCGTTGGTTTGTAGCATAGCGTATTTCTCGCTGGTATCCTTTTTCTTTGTCAAAGTAAAGCAATGGACTCTTAGTGGAGTGCATTGTAGGAACAGTATAAGCCAACGGTTCTTTGCCGCTAGCTAACTCGTACAATCGGTCTTTAAAAACCCATTCATCTTTTTTCTTTGTAACTTTTTTTGTTTCAGGTTGAATAGTCGCAAGAACTTCTAGTTCTGGTTCAACATATGTTTCAACTTTTGCTTTTGGTGCAGCTTTTTTAGCTGCAGGTGTTTTTGCTGTTGCCATGATATAATATAATTAAATAAAGGTAATAATTACCCCCGCCACAAAGGACGAGGGTAATATTAAATTAACGCTTATGCGTTAGTTGTTTTCTTCAACAATACGAAGTTGTTGGCTGCTTGAGTACACATTGTGCGCTCTGAAAGGAAGTGAACATTCATTTCATCAGCATCGCTAGTGTAATTTCCACCAACTGAGCCAGTAACCCAAGACTTCATACGACGATCGTCTGCTTCAGAAGCACGGTAACGAACGTGTAAGAAAGGACGTGAGATGTTCTTGCCTAATTGTTGGTCATAAACAGTAGAAGTACCTGCAGGAACGATTACACCTTCAATGTCGCCGATAGATCCGCGAGTAGTTGAATCGTTCAAGTATTTCCAGTCAGTCTTGTAGAAGTCATAAGAACCACGACGGAATCCAGAGAATCCTAAGTTCAATGCCATATCTTCGGAGTTGTCAAATACACCGTAAGATGTGCCATTAGCTCCGTAAGAATTCTGAGCAGCAAGCATGTTGTCGATAGACAAAGAAGTTGCACGATCCAAGAACATCATGTTCTCTTCAATAGCACCTTGCTTATCAAGCTCAGAAAGAATAGTATCAAACTCAGTTAGCCCGTTAGTACCGCCGAAGTCAGCGTTGTTGTAAACCAATCCGCGCTCTTCCAATACAGAGAACAAACCTTGAGTACCCGCAATTACTTGACCACCGTTAGCCGCTGGCGCGTTAAACGTTGATGCAGCTTTTTCGGCTTCAACCATAGACATTTCTAGGTAGTCTTCAAAACGTAGACGAGACTCGTGCTCGGACTTCAAGTACCACATGTAACCAGAAGTTCCAGCTTCAGTAGTTACTTCAACCCAACCGATCTGCGCTGTGTCAGAACCGTTAACACTGTACTTATCACGTAAGATAATAGGCTGGTTAGAAAACTGCTTGAACGATGCATCCAACGAGTTACCCGCATTTTCAGATCCTTTTCCGTACTCATTACCGAATACGAATAGACTTAGGTCACTATCATTCACGCTCAAAGATCCTGAAACATCAACAAGAGCATTACTTGTACCGTATACTTTAATAGCAACTGTTTGAACTGTCTTTCCTGCATTCACTGTAACTTCTGTAACAAACGCTTTGAAAGTAGTGATAGCTCCACCTGCAAGGCTTTGGCTAACTACCAAAGTCATACCTGGACCAATCAAAGAAGGCTCAGCAGCTGTTTGTGTAATTGTCAATGTGCTTGTCGAAGCGAGTGTCACATTATCGTATGCAATGTGTAGACGACCTTGTTCAGACCATACTACTTGATCAGAGGCCATAGGCATCTCTGCTCCTACCATACGCAAGAATCCGCCGATCGTACGATTACCGTAACGCTCTACTTCTTTCTCGTATACTTCAGGAAGAAATTGTTGTGTAAAATCCATATCCGCTAAAGGAATATAGTTGTCACCGAACAAGCCCTTAACAGGACGTGGTGTTAGGTGCGCTAAATTTGCCAGTGTTGCTGGCGCTGTTGCAAATGCCATTTGTGTAAAATTTTAAATGGATTATTATTTTTTAAACTTAACCTTAAGTTTAGAGCTGTTAGTTCCACTGTCAACTGCGCGTATTTTCCACCCATTAGCCGCTGTTACTTCTTCGTGAACCCCTCTCGGATTCATATCAACGTTCTTTGTGCGAGTCATACTATCCTTTATTGCATCGGCTTTGCCTTGCTCATAAAAGTGTTGTGCAACTTGATCAGCGTTCATTGCGGTGAACAGCGATTTATGGTAGCCCTTAGCGTCCGACATTTCACCTTTTTCGTTCAAGAACTTCTTGATAAAGTTGTTAATGTCACCTTGGGTTTCCTTAACCTTGCCAGTGTCGTTAACCTTGAAGCGGTACTTTTTGTCTCCAACGTTGTAATCAAACCCTTGAAAACTTTCATTGAATACTTTCGCGCTTTCGCGGTTAAACCTGCTGGTTTGTTGTTCTGCAATTTTAGCAGCATCCTCACTTTCTTTTGTATAGCGACCAAAAAATTCAACCGCTTTTTGCTGGTCAGGGTTTAACCTGGATCCAGCCTTAATTTCATCGTAATATTTAGACTTTAGACTGTCTAAATGATCTTTAGCTTCCGATAATGCGCGCTTGCGTTCTATCTTTTTTAAGCGAACCTCGCGCTCGTCGTCAAGCTCTTCGTCGTAAGCAAATTTGTCATCTAATAAAAAATCTATATCTTCCCTATCGTATGCTTTGTATTTTGTTTCGTAATATTCACGAAGTAATTGATCTTCGTTTAATTGCGAGTAGTCTGTATTAAGTCGTACGTAATCCTCTAAAGTACCGCCCGTCTCGTCCATAAAATCAACGACTTTCTGAATGTTTTCAGGTAAGTTTGCGCCGGCTTTTGTGGATTCTTCAATTGCTGTAGCTACATCTTCTTCAAGTTGTTCTGCTACTTCTTCAACCTCTTCTTCTGTAATCTCCTGTAGTACGGAATCTTGTTCTACCGCTACTTCTTCTTGAACAGGCTGTTCATCTTGAACGCGCTCTTCTTCTCTGGCAGGTTCTTCAACTGCTGCTTCGACGTTTTGTTCTGGTACTTCTTCGCTAACTGCGGGTTCGTCGCGTACAGGAACCTCATCTGTGCTTTGCTCTTGAACGGCATTAGCTTGCATGTTTACTTTGATAGTGCCGTCTTCACCGACACCCACTACCGGGTTAGTTTCTTCACTCATGATAAGATATTATAAAATTGTTATTACTATAATTACCTAGGTTCAAAGGTACCTAAGCCAAACCCACCGCCAAGTATATCGTTTCCAGAGGATTCGAAGTTCTTAGGTGGTGAATCATTTTTTCTTTGATCAATCAACTCGCTTTGTTGAGTCGCTTGCATTTTAGTTCTTTCGTCTTTGCGATCTTCTTTTTGTGCCTCTTTAGACTTTTGGCCATCAACCTCTATGCCTTTAAGTTGCATATTGTATTGGAACTCTAAAGCCATAAGCTCTTTTTTCAATTGAACTTCAGCTTGCATTTTCTGCTGCGCAATTTGAGCTTTCATTTGTTCAAGCTGCGCTTTTGTTTGGAACAGCGCTTGTTCTTTCTGTATTTCCGCTTGTGCTGCTACTTGTTGTGCCTGTGCATTTGCTTGTGCCTGTGCTTGTATGTTTTGCTGCTGCATCTCTTGGTCGCGCAATTGCTTTTGCTTTCTACGTAATTTCAACAGCTGATTAGCTAGCTTAAGATTTTTAACTTCACGTATGTCAATTGCATCTGATAAATCTATAAGACCAGCGGAAAG